CGGGTGATACTATAACGATACCATCAGGTGTGACTTTAACCAATAATGGTACAGCTTCGTTTGGTAAAATAGGACAAGTGGTCAATGCGATAGATAGTACAGTTGATACTTTTACATCTAATTCATTTACTGCAGCTAGTTGTACTGCTTCAATTACACCTTCTGCTACTTCATCTAAAATTTTAGTTATGTATAATGCTCCAGTTTTAATGTCAGGTTCAGCTAATAGTTATGCTGAAATGAGATTATTTAGAGATACAACAGAGTTAAGAATTTTTACAGATATTGGGTGTTATAATGCGGCTGCACAAACTGCTACACAAACTTATCATTACGATTATCTTGACAGCCCATCCAGTACGAGCAGTATTTCGTATTACGCTAAATATGCAGAACATGGCTCATCTACATTGTATCTAAATCATACTGGTGGTAGCGGAGGAGCAGGTTCAAGCACAATGACTTTATTGGAGATATTAGCATGATAAAAGTTTTAATTGGAGATGCTATAATGGCTATTAATCCAAATGCACAAGTTACTATTCGTGGAAGTGATATAGATACTTGTACTTTCGAATGGGATTCTTCTCCTGAAATATCAAGAGCAGATATAAAAGCTAAAATGGAAGCTATGGCTTATATACCAAAAAGACAAGCAGCTTATCCTAGTATAAAGGATCAATTAGATATGCAATATCATGATAAAATTAATTCAACAACTACTTGGCAAGACGCAATTGCTAAAGTAAAATCAGACAACCCAAAAGGATAACATGGCATTAACAGTAGTAAAAACATCAGCTTTAAGTGGTAACATTAATTTAACTAGCCAAGTTACAGGTACTTTACCAGTAGCCAACGGTGGCACAGCTTTAACAAGTGGATTTGTAAATGGTGGAGCATTAACAGAAGTAGATACATGGAGAAAAACATCTGCTATGAACGCAACATCAAGTGGAGATTTTTTAACTAATAATTTAGAAAGAGTTGATACTAATAACTTTAGCAAAGTTGGAACTGGAATGACTGAATCTTCAGGCGTATTTACTTTTCCATCAACAGGTGTTTGGCTTTTAAGATTTCAAGCATATTTTTATTCTAACAGTCAAAACGATCACAACTACGGATTAGCTGAAATATTTACCACACCAGATGATAGTAATTATGATAAAGCAGCAAACTCTACAGGAAATAATAGTGCTACAAATCAATCAATGTCATCTCCAGCTTTGTTTATTTTTAATTGCTCAAACACATCAACACATAAAGTTAAGTTTAGAGTAGCAGCTAGTTCTGATTGGTATGTGGGTGGCTCAAGTGCGGATAATGATACTTGGATGGATTTTATAAAACTAGCGGAGGCACAATAATGGAACGAAACGGTAGACCAAATATGATTGAAGATTATATTGTTAGTTTAAGAGGTGGAGATTTTATTCGCTGGACAGATAGCAAAAATAAAATTTATGCTAATTTAGAAATTACAGATGGTGGATATAAACCAACAGAAAAAGAATGTAATGATGGTTTAAAAGCCATGCAAGACGCGTGGGACGCGGCTAATACGTAATGACTTTTGCGGGAGCAAGTTTTGCTGAGACCGCTTTTGCGGAACCTTTAGAAGTACAAACATTTATAACCCCTACTGGTGTTTCAGCGACATTTAGTGTAGGCTCTCCTTCTTTTATTTTAAGTCCTAATATATCCCCAACAGGGGTATATGCAACTTTCGGGTTAGGAACTGTCACCGCAACTGGTACAGCACTTGTTGAGCCAACAGGGGTAGATGCAACTTTTTCTGTAGGTGATCCAACGGTTACTGGAACAGCGAATGTTTACCCAACAGGAGTTTCCTCGACATTTAGTATTGGAACTGTTACAATAGAGTTTAAATACCTTGTAACTGGCGTCTCTGCGACATTTAGTCTAGGAACGGTTACAGTTACAGGAACAGCAAATGTTTACCCAACAGGAGTTGTGGCAACATTTGCAGTAGGAGACCCTAAACTAACAATTTGGAATGGGGTACCAGATACAGGTGGAGGTTCATGGAGTGCAGTAGATGACTCTAACACTTCAACGTGGATAGAAGTTAATACAGGTTAGGAGGATAAATGGCTGATACTACGATATTACAATTAAATAAATTAACGAGTGGTTCGCATTCTGGAACGTGGGGTGATTTAACAAATGACAACATGGATAAAATTGATGCATCCATTAAAGGATATCAGGCTGTTGCCATTGGAAGTACAACACAAACTTTAACAACAGGTTCAGCAGGAACTGGGAACCAAATTAATACTGCTTCTATTAAATTAACAGGATCTCTTTCAGGAAATACAGACGTCGTTTGCCCAGCACAAGGTACTTGGTACTTTGTGGATAATGCAACAACAATGGGTTCCTACTCTTTAACTTTTAAACCATCTGGTGGAACAGGGGTTGCTTTACAATCAGGCGCTAAACATGTTCTTTATACAGACGGATCAACTATGTTTGATATTGGATCTGATATGGGTAATATTGCTGCCAATGGAACATTAACTGCAACAGGAAATGTTTCTTTTGATGGTGGTACATTTAAGTTTAATGATTCTGGTGCAGATCTTGATGCTTATTTTGAAGGTGATACAGATGCTGCATTATTATATACAGATGCTGGTAATGACCGCGTTGGTATTGGAGTATCAACTCCAGCCGCAAAATTAGAAGTAGATCAAAGTAGTGGTACAGGTGCAATTCCTGTTCTTGATTTAGATCAAGGTGATGCCGATCAGCCATTTATTAACTTTGCTGGTTCATCCGCTTCTGATTCATCATCAAGTATTTCATCATCAAGTGGAACTGCAGGTTCCAAGAATGGTGCCATTATGGTTAAGATTAATGGAACAGCACACTGGATAAGACTTTACGATTCAGCAGTATAGGAGATTAAATGCCCCTTGTAAATATGCCATTTGAAGCTGGAATAGATAAACAAGATACACCAACAGGTGCGGAAGGTAGATGGATTGATTCTGATATGGTCCGTTTTCGATATGGACTTCCTGAAAAAATTGGTGGATGGGAAACAGTTACATCTGATTATTTAGTAGGTGCATCACGTGGAATTCATGCATGGACATCACTTGATGGCTCACCTTACCTTGCAATAGGTACAAACAAAAAACTTTATGTTTATGTAGACAATGAGTGGGCTGATATAACCCCTACACGTGCGACGGGGACCGGAAACATTACAGATTTTACAACAATAAATACTTCAACTAATGTCGTTGTTCATGACGCAACACATGGTGCACGCGAAGGTGACTTTGTTACCATTGCAAGTGTGTCAGGTACTGTTAATGGAATAACAGCAGCAAATTTACAAGGTGAATTTGAAATAACAGCTTTAGGAACAACTGCATCTCCTCCCGCAGATCAAACAAATAAATATCAAATTACAGCAAAAGCAGCAGCTACAAGTACAGGCGCAGCTTCTGAAACAGCTAATGCTACTTACCAAGTAAATACAGACCCAGCTGTTTCTACAGCCGGTTATGGTTGGGGAGCTGGTGCATGGGATATATCCACCTGGGGTACATCACGTGCGGGGTTAAGTGGTGTTGAAGCCGTTCAATTGGATTCAGGAAAATGGTCACTTGATAACTGGGGTGAAGATTTAATTGCGCAACAATTAAATGGAGGTCTTTATTATTGGGATACATCTGTTGGCACAGGCACAGCTGCCACATCAACAACAGTTTCCGCTGCTCCGACAAAAAGTTTATTTACTATTGTTTCCGGCACAGACCGACATGTGGTATGTTTTGGAACCGAGACTACTATAGGTAGTACAGGAACACAGGATAATATGTTTATTCGTTGGTGTGATCAGGAAAATATTAATACCTGGACCCCAACAGCAACTAATACAGCTGGATCCCAAAGATTAACTGATGGAAGTACATTAACAGCTGCTAAGCGTTCACGTGGTGCAGTGCTAGTATGGTCTGATACTGCGATGTATCAAATGCAATTAGTTGGTGCTCCATTTACATTTGGATTTTCTCAACTAGGTGCTAACTGTGGATGTGTAGGATTAAATGCTGCTATTGATATTAATGGTACAGCTTTCTGGATGGGGAAAGACTCTTTCTTCATGTTTGATGGCTCCGTTCAAAAATTACGATGCGCAGTGGAAGATTATGTCTTTACGGATATATCTGAAGGTAGTCAACGTGATACATTTGCATCAGCAAATGGTGAATTTAATGAAGTAACATGGTTTTATTGTTCTTCATCTTCTACAGTAGTAGATCGTTGTGTAACATATAATTATGCAGATCAAATATGGTATACTGGAACTTTAGCACGTTCAAGTTGGGTTGATAAAGGAGTTTATTCAAATCCTTACGCAACAGTTTATGATTCAAGTAGCACCGCTGCTACAATCAGTACCATCACTGGTCTTACTGCTGGAAGAACACAAATGTATGCTCAAGAAACAGGTAATGATGCAGAAGGATCTGCAATAACAGCCTATATTGAATCAGGGGATTTTGTTATTCCACAAGCAGGAGAAAATTTAATGTCAATAAAAAGATTTATTCCAGATTTTAAAAACTTAGCTGGTACGGTAAATGTAACATTAAAGTTTAGAGACTATCCAACATCTACACAAAGAACAAATGGTCCATACGCCGTAACAACTTCAACAACTAAAATTGATACACGTGCACGTGGTCGTCAAGGAGCTCTTCGTGTAGAAAGTTCTACAACTGGTGATGCATGGCGCTTTGGTACATACCGTGCCGAAGTAAGACCTGATGGGAGAAGATAATGGCACAAATATCTATACCTCGTTTACCACAAGCACCACAGGAATATGATCCATCACAGATTAATTCTATGATTAACACTATTGATCTGTTAATACAGGTTTTAAATTCTTCTTACACCCCAGAGCAATTACGCGCTGAGACAGAAGCATTAGTTTGGTTTGGAGTATAGATGGCTAACGTATATAAAAATGCTAAAATAGATTTAACGGATACGGATAATGAAACATTATATACAGTGCCAGCTGTTACTACAGCGATTGTTAAATCAATATTAGTTTCGGAAGATGCGGGTGCAACACCTAATATTACAGTAACATTAGTGAACGCATCTGCCGCAGTTTTCAGCCTTTTTAAGTCAAAAGCGCTAACAGCCAATGGAACGCTTGAATTATTAAGCTCACCCTTGGTTATGGAGGAATCAGAAATTTTAAAAGTACAGGCATCTGCAGGGAATCAGCTCCATGTAGTAGTGTCTGTTCTTGAAATAAGTTAATACTTGCTATATGGTGAATTTATGCCTATAAAAGACGACGGAGTAGTAGAATACGTTATGGTCAACGGTGAAAAGGTACCAAAGATCGTTGTTCCAGCGGAAATTACTATTACCAATATTATAACAGGTAAGGAATACGGGTCAGCAAAAGAAGCTGACGATGATGTTGCTAACCCTGCAACTGCTACCAAATCAGAACACATCAGACAAGATGTCGTTATTAAAGCAGCAATTCATGAAATACTAGAAGGTAAAACAGGAGACGTATAATAATGGTTGATACTTGGGGCGAAGATGTAGATATAGAACAAGGATTTACAGGACCAATATGGCACGAAGGAACACACGGTGTTGATATGCCGACGGGAGCAGTTGGTCCTAATTTAGGTAGTTTATTTCCAGACACATCATCATGGCAACAAGCTGCAGATATGAAACAAGCTGCAGATATGATGAGTGCAGCTGGCATAGGAAGCTTGGGTGATGTTACACCTCCTGCATGGTGGGATGCACAAGTAGGTGGACATAAGTATGGATCATTCCATAAATTTGGCCCTGAGGATTATGCAGACACATTTAATTTACAACCAGGAAATAGATATAGTTATAATGATCTTATTACAAATCAAATGCTTGGAGATATGGATCAAATTGATTGGAGTTATGATCGAGCTACACCTTATCAAAGATCTAGTCCTTTAATAAGATCACACTGGAGTGGAATTGGAGAAGACATTCCTGATTCTCTTTTATTTGATCCTATATATGATGATGAAAGAAGACTAGAAGGTTATTCATGGAATCCATATAAGGATGAAAACATACCTTTCATGGAAGAAGAAGTTACAGAGGATGCAATTTCTCCTTATTTAGGCCCGTGGCAAGATCTGTTTGAGTTCCGTGATTTCCCTTGGATGAATGAGGGAAACCCAGTTTTAACAGAAACTTTTAATAATGATTTAGCAGCTGGAGATACTTATGATCAAATGCGTTATGAATTAGAGTTAATAGATATTGATACTACAGGAATGGGTAATGATGAAATTAAACAAATTTATGATATTAATATTGGTGGCGGGACTGGTGCAGAAGATCAATTTGGAATTGTATAATGGGTTGGTTAGATAAAGGTTTTAAAAATTTAGTTAAAGGCGCGAAAGACATCGCAACAGGTCCAGCAGGAATAATGCTACTTAGTGCAGCAGCACCGTGGCTTGCTCCTAAAATGGCACCATGGGCAGCTAGACTGGCTGGAAGTGGAAAGTTTGGAAGCTTGGCTTCATCAGCTCTTAAATCACCATGGGTTAAAAATGCTTTAACTAACGCAGCAGTACAAGGTGGTATTGCAACGCTTACAGGATCTAAACATCCATGGAAAGCAATGGGTTATTCTGCTTTAGCATCAATGCCATTTACGGCAATGCAATCAGCACAAGCAGCGAGTGCGTATAATGATTTATTTAAAACTTCAGAAGCATTTACTGGATTAGATCCAGCAAAAAAAGCTAAATTATTAGCTGGTGACTGGAGTGGAGCTGGCTTTGAAAGCAATCCACTATCTTCTTGGTATGATATGGCGTTAGGAAATGAAATGACACCATTAAATACTTTATCTGAAAAATGGGTTGACATTGGAAAACCTCAGCCGCATGCTTGGGAAAATGTATATGGAGAGGTTGCTTCAGATAACTTATACGATGATGCAACTGAAAAAGTTTTTAAAGGAATAAAAGATACAAGTGTACCTCCACTACAAGAATTAATAAAAACTGAAGTACCAATTGATTTAGGTGGTGTAGAAGATATAGCATCTTCTTACTTCACAAAACAACCGGGTAAAGCTACAGAAGGATGGGCTGGATTACTTTCAGATGTAATCGGACCAGTTGATATGCCAGCGGCAGTGATTCCACAAATTGCAGGTATGTATGGTGGAAGAATGACTGACGAAGAAAAATGGCTAGAAACACAAGAAAAACAAATAAGACTATGGGCATTCCAATTTGGAATTCCTTACGAAGAAGCAAAAGAAATATTCCGTGATGGATATCGTAATCCTTATTATCAAACTCAAGGTCCAGAAGATTATGGGGACTTTGTTTTTAACAAGGGCGGAAATATGAAATACAAAGATGATTATACAGGTGGAGGAAAAGCTGTAGGACCAGGAACTGGAACGTCAGATTCTATTAGACCTGTTGCATTATCTGATGGTGAATTTGTTTTTACTGAAGAAGCAACAAATAATTTTCCAGGAGGTGTGGAAGGATTATACGCAGTGATGAATTCACTTGATCCTAATTCAGAAAAACCACATGAAGCAAGAGAGGCAATAGTATAATGGTTGATTACGGAAGTTATCCAACAGGAACAAAAGTAGGTACACAAACAAGTGGAATGTCTCCAGAAATGGAGGCTAAATTTTTATGGTATTTAGATCAAGTTGTAGCAAACATGAAAGAACCTTTTGCGGGTCAAGGACCAATAGCCGCGCAACAAGTTGTGGATATGACACCACTACAAAAACAAGCGATGGAATCAGCAGCGGATCCAGAAGGGTGGAAAAAATATCTTAATCAATACCAAGGCCATGTAACACAAGGAATTACTGATCAATTTGATCAATCAATTAACCAAGCCAATTTAGGTGCGGCGACGCAAGGAGCTTTTGGAGGAGAGCGACAACAATTAATGACGGGAATACTCGAGGGGGAAAAAGGACGAGCAGTAGGAGAGTCATTAGCGCAAGGATTTGGACAAGCTCATAATTTATGGGGGCAAGGAATTGCTCGAATGATGGGTGCTGGTTCAATTCAACAGCAACAACAGCAACAACAAAGTGATGCAAATTACCAAGCATATTTACAAAATAGAATGGATCCATATCAACGTCTTGGATACATTGGTGATGCATTTTCAGGGACGCCGTCTGGGCAAATGGCAATGACGATGGGCACCTCGCCTGTTTCTAATCCTTTGTCACAAGCACTAGGTGCTGGACTTGGCATTATGGGATTAGGATCAGCTGGTAGCTACATGACCTAAGGGGGCACTGTGGTAACAGGCATAGCAAAACTTCTTTTACAAAAAAATTTACCAAAATTAGGAAACTATTTACGAAATCCTTCTCATATTCCGGGGATTGGTGCACGTGATAAAGTACAAGCACGTCAATTTTACCGTGAAATGGGAATGCCTGATACAACAGGAACAGAATTAATGCGTAAAGGTATTACAGCGACAGGTGGATTGGCTATGGCTGATTTTTTTGCTGATGATTTAGAGGCTGTTCAAGAATCAACAGCGATTGATCCTAAAGATTACCCAACTACATTTGGACAAGGACCAGTAGATCAATATCCAACTGTTGTTAAAAAACCAAAAGTTATTCCTCTTCCTGATAAAAAGGATAGTGGAAATAAAAAATTAGAGAATGAAGAAAAACAATTAGAATCAGAAACAGCTGGAACAGGTGATAACCAAGGTGGTGCTAACGCAGCAACAATTGCTGCAACTAACAGCGTAGATACATCATCCATTGGAAGTGATGCTGTTGATCGTGTTAAGGCATATAAAGATATTGTAAGACAGTTCTTAGGAACAGGCGATAAAGGAATGCAAATGCAAAAATCTGCACTACTTATGCACGTAGGTGGAATGCTTATGGCGGGTAAGTCCGAGGACACAGGTGTTAAAGGTTTCGTTGATATTGTTGGACAAACAGCGATGCAAACTGCACCTATGTTATTTCAAATGGGTGTTGAACAAGGAAAGGCAGACCGTGAAATAGGACAAGCTGCGCTTCAATTATACATGGAAGATATGGATCAAGGAGAGCGCTCCGGCGACTTTGTTTCTGTATGGGATAATGTTTATCAACGTGATGATGCCGGTGAAATTATGTATGACCGTGTAACAGGGATACCTATTACTGCATCGAGAAAACTTGTTAGCCAGTTCAGAGCAAACAGTCCAGAGATGGAATGGTTCTTAGATCAAAATAATACATTAGGATTTGGACGTTATACTTTCCAACCATCCAGTGGAACACAAGCTGGTATGTTTGGATCAATGGGGCAACCAGGAAGTGGTGCTTTAACATCTGATGCGGCAAAAGATTCCATGAAAGAATTTGCTGGATACGAAATGCGTGGCTTAAAAGCAATGGCACAGAATATTATTCCATTGATGATTGAGAATAGAAATAGTTTAATTGGTTACAAAGGAAGACTAGGACAAATATTTGGTGGTCCAGCCTACATTACAACAGACTTAATGAGCGGTTTCCTACAAGAATTTGGTGATGATTCCATTAGACCAACTGGTGATGAAACATTCGTTGTAGATAGAAACAGTGATCTTGGTAAATACTATCAACAACTTTTAGGTGAAGGACCAAAAGGTGCGCAAGCTGAAAATTCTAACATGACTTTAGCTGTACTAGAAGATGCTAATGAAACAATTGAAATGAATGGAGAACAAGTTGGAATGTATCGTGATGATACTGGTAAATATGGTAAAGGTAAAGGAGCTTTATTCTTTACAAAAGGATCACTAAGTAAAATATTATTTGACCCACGTAAGTCACAACTTGAAATCTTTGAGACAACACTTGGTTTAATGTTGGCAAGAAACAGACAACCAACAGGTCGTATGTTAGCAGACGTTCTTAGAAGATCATTCCGTGAAGTAGAAACTGCTTCACTATTAGATTATGCATCGAATGATCCACGTGCTGTTATTGGTAAGTATATGAGTATATATAAAGAGTTGTATAATAACATGGCTGGTGCATTAAATATGGCTGGTGTTGTTGCAACAGAAGCTGAACGTGCTCCAGGATTAGAATGGGCACCAGATTTATTTAATGTTCCAGGTGCAGCAAACATGGCAAATATGTATTATGGATTAAGACAACAGGATCCATCTTATTCTACTTATGGAGTAGACGTACCAGGAATGGGTATACCTGCATTCGATGTGTGGAGTCAAGGTAATACCGGAACAATCACACAAGATAATGTAATAACAAATCAAAACACACAAAATGCTTTTGATTATTGGAATGAGATGTTTGACTAATGGTTGATGTAATAAAACAATTTCAAGAAAGCGTCTTTAATAAGATGCCAAAGGACCAAGGACCAGCGGATAAGAAATTTGTCACGCAGTCTGATATGGGAATTCCTATCACCAAGGCACAAGAGATTATTCAAGGAAATCAACCGTGGGCAACTGATCTACCACTTGCACCTTTTCAATCACTAGGAAATAAACTTTTACCCGGACAACCTTTTGGAAAAGAAAACAGATGGTTAATGAATGAAGAACAAAAGAAATTATGGGAAGCAAAGCAAGCTGAATCTATTGCTTATCAGGAAAGAAAAGCAAAAGTTCATGATCAACTAGCAACTATTTTTGATAAAGCTGAAAAAAGATTTGAAGAAACTGGTGATGAAAAATATAAAACAATGGCACTACAAGCCAAGAATGATATTCTAGCACAGTCAGGTTTAACGGATGCAGACTTTGCACCGGTAACAGGTGATACCTATTCTCTTTATGATGAGTTTGGATTATTCCGTGAAGATCCTAATCCTTATCCAATGGTAGAAGCTGCTGGCTACATGACAGCAGGAACCTATGGAAGTATTAAAGGATTTAAAAATCCAAATTTAAAACCTAACTTTGGATTAGTTAAAAAATTTATGCAAGGTGCAGGGAAAGGATTTGCAAAAGGAAAAGGTGGATGGCTTGGACGTGTAGCGAACAGTATTATGTATGGTGCAGCTGGCGTTGCTGGTGCTGATTTTGGATATGAAGTAGTACTTGATACAATGAACCGTGCAGGAAAGGCAAAAGAATTTATGCGCCTTAATCCTGAACAACGTATAGGACTACTTGATACCCTTGCACTCGCTGCAACAGGTGGAGGAAAAGAATCTTTAACATTTGGGCCAGAAGGAATTAATCGTCCTGATTTACCTAAACGTTTAGAAAATGCTATGGATGCAGCAATCTTTGACGCCGCAATCAGTAGTGCTTTCTTTGGTATACGCCCACTATATATGGGTCTTAAAGGTTTTGGTGGAATGATTGGTGGATTAAAAACTAAACCACCAGCTGCAGACGTTATGAAAAGTGGTGTCTTTAAAGATCTTGGTGCACCAACACCAGATCAAATTGTTGCGGCTGATATGCGTCTTGCTCAATTCGACCCAACAAGTGCAACCTATATTGGTAAAGAAGGAAAAGCATTTGGTATGCCGTTTGGTGGTTCCAAATCAATTCCAGCAGTAGAAAAAGTTCAAATGAACATTCCATTTATTGGTAATGGCTTAACAAGAATAATAAAATCAAAAGCATTTGATTGGTTAGGTCCTGCATCAAATAGAAAAGGAAGTGAATGGTTACCTGAACTAGAAGAAATAGCGGGAACAACTATTCCTCGTTTCTCTGTGTCAGGTAGACCTTACATTGGATCATTTGTTAATGCTTTCCAACGTGTCCCAGCATATGGTGGACCAGTCAAAGCTGGTATTCAAGTTGCCGGTGAAGCACAAAAGATACGTGCAATGGAAATGCTTGGTAGATTTGCACCATATGTAAGCACTGCTGAAATGGGTGTGGATTATATTAAACTTGCAGCTAAACAAGCAGAAGATTTTGCTAAAAAAGCACGATTAATGGATGATGAATTATATAAAACAGCTCAAAGTGCTGGTGCAATTATTGATGATAAAGCCATTGTACAAACAGCGAAAGATATTTTATTTAGATCCCATAAAATGGGTGGTGTACAAGGAGAGTTTAATAATTTTCTTCGAACTAAAATTTTAAAACCATCAGAAGATTGGCAACCAGGACAACAGTTATTAACACCAGGTAAAAGACCTATTGGTGAGATGTATGAACTTAAAAGAAAAATGGACAACAGTTATGCAAGATGGTCAAAGAGTCCTGACTCTGCTGTTATTGCAGATGATTTACAAATGCTTTACAAATCATTTGAAACGGACATGGGTTCATTAGGAAAAACACCTTTTGCTAACTTAACAAAAAAATGGGTAGAGTATGAAAAGTTTTTAAGTAATGGTATGTTATTGTGGGGTACAAATGCAGGAAAGCAATTAGGAAATGTTAAACGTTTTGGATATAACATTGCAATTGGAAAAAGCCCAACACGTATTGCCGAAAGTTTCTGGGATACACTTGCTAAAAAAACAGATTCAGGAGTTTTTGTTAAAGAAGATATTCAATCACTAAGAAATATTGTTGGTGATAAAGCATATAATAAAGGTTTAGGACATTATATTACAAAAATATTTGAAGATTCCATGTCAACAGTGGAAGGTATTCAGTATATTAATCCTGATCTTCTTGCAAAAGGATTTGGAATTGGAACAAAAAGCTCTCCTCTTAAACAATTATTTAGAGAAGCGTTACCTGGACCAACTACTACAGAATTTAAAATATTTAATAGAGATAAAAATAGATGGGAAAATTTCTATGATGATCTTATGGGTCCTACGCCAAGTGTTCCTTCATCAGGAGTTAAAGCAGTACAAAGTAAGCTACCAACATACAAAGACTTTGAAGATTTAGCCTTGGTCCTTGACCGGGTATTCAAGTATGGTATGCCAGCACAAAGTACATTCCTTGCACGTTCAACCGTTCTTCAAGGACCACAGGGTGCATTAAAATCAAGCACGCCCCTTGGAGCAGCAGCTGGTGCGTATGCATCACATGCAGCAGGTGGACCATTGTTAGCAATGGCTTCTTTTTTTGGTCTTCGTTATTTAGGAAAGGTTGTTACTAATCCAATTAGAATGAGGAACTGGAAGAATGCAATGGACGATACTCTTCCTGAAGTATTAAGACTTCGTAACTTTGAAAGACTTATTCAAGCAATGCCTGATGAGTATGAAGAGTGGCAAGTAAGTCTACGTGATATGGAAAATGCAAACAAAAGACAAAATTTAATGAATCAAAACAAACGATCTGCTATGGGTATTGTTAATGAAATTACAGATAACGTAATTCCTCAAGCACTATCTAATGTTGGAAGAGCTGTTGAAGCAACACCAGAGTGGGCAAAAGATACTGGCGCAATTGGAAATGCTATGGGGTGGAATCAACCACCAGCAGATATGGCAGAACAAGCACCAGTGGCAACAGCAGGATCTGACACAGGATCTTCTATAACTGGAAGCTCTATTATGAATTCTCAGGCTGCCGCTTCATTATATACAGGTAATACAGATGCAGCACTTGCTAATCAATACGGTGCATATAATCAAGGTGGTGTTGTAAGTGATCTTAATCCAGTGATGGGTAATGATGGTAAATTTACCGACCCACAAAAAGGAATAAAAGATAATCCTTTTCTTAAACAAGCACAGGATAAGGGAGTTATATAATGGTAGACGATAAACAAAAACATCAAACAATTTTTTCTACTCCATTTGATAATGCTAAATCAAATTATATATTTGGAAGTAGCACTCCTGGACATACAATTCATGAACAAAATAGATGGGAAGAAGCTGGTGGAAGGGGTGCTTTCCCTGTAATGAATGATGAAACTTATTCTTCAATTATGAATTACGATCCAACAAATCCCCATAGTAGGGAATTTCCATTGAGGCAAAATCAAAACCCATCGTTTTATTCATTAGGTGATTTTAGATATCGTGGTAAAAATCCTGCATTTAATCCGGGTGAACCATGGGAACTTTATAACAGAGACATTGATGCTAGCTTTAGTCCAGCGTGGCTTGAAGCAAAAAATAAAACTTATGGTCTTCCTGGAACTGAAGTAGCACAATCAAAATGGAAAGAAAAATTTCAATCCATTATTGATATGATTATGAGCCGTAAAGGTTTGGATGAAAGAGATGCTAAAAAATATATATTTGATAACTATGGGCTAGCAGTATGAGTATTAGAGATGCAATTTGGGTTATAGGAATTTTTGTAGCACTAGGTGCAACGTGGGGTATGACATCCCAGCGTATTAATGCTATGGAAAGAGACGTAGATAGATTAGAAGAAGCTTTAATTCTATTTACTAAAATGGAATCAAGAATCGCTGTCATAGAGACAGAGGTTAAAAACATAAATAAAAAATTGGATAGGATGTAATGCCAGGCGGATACGGAACAGACGAAAGCTTACCTTGGGGTTCTTCAGGAGATAGTTATACTACTGTTGAAAAACCAACTTTTGACGTAGGAGATTACGATATAGATCAATTGTATAATGAGTTTGCTCCTAATTATGGAGATCTTAGTAAAAACAAACCATTTGATAATTCTGGTGACTATCCTTGGCAATATAAAGATCATTCAAATATGAAAGAAAACATAGAACAAAGTCCTTTTCGTATGAACGATCCCCGTAATAAAGAGTTAGGTTTTCCTGGCCGTTTACATAAATGGTTTTATCCTGATGAACATCCAAATTATTACCCACCAGCTCATCAAACAAATCCACTTAAATTTGAAGGAGATATATGGGATTCATATATTCCATTAATGGAAATGAAAGACGAAGGATTTATTGATTATTTTGATAGTGTAGATGATATAGTTTTAGATGAAACACTTGGTCGTGATTTTGAAGGAGCTCCACAAGATTATCCACATATAGATGATTATACAACATATTTAAACACCCTTGAACCGTGGCAATTGCAAGGAATAGCCGGTTGGTTAGATGCATTTAGAAAAAATGCATATAGAAGACGAAATTTTTGGGTACAATCAGATGTATAAAAGGAGCATAATATGAAAAAAGAAACTTTTGATAAACTTTTAGAATCAGTAAAAAAACACGAAGGATACCGTAACAAGGTATACCTAGACACCCTAGGAAAAAGAACGGTAGGCGTAGGGCACCTCTGCGTTGAAGATTTCTGGGAAGATGACAAAGAATACGAAGAGAAATTTTTAATGACTATATTAGAACATGATTTACAAACAGCTATAAAAAGTGCTGAAAAATTATGTGAAGGTTTAAAGATTTCAGATGATGCAAAAATTTTAATTATAGAAATGATTTTTCAGCTTGGGGGGAACGGAGTTTCCAAGTTTCGAAAATTGTGGCAGGCCCTTCAGCAAGATCCACCTGATTACGCTGAAGCGTCTGTCCAAATGCTTGACTCACGTTGGGCAAAACAGACTCCAAATCGTGCAAATGAAATGGCAAAACACATGAAAGAATGCTCATAAAATATGTACGGAATACTTAGTCAACTAGCTAAAAGAATGGGACGTCCAGCAATGCGACGTGTTCTTAATATTATTAAGGATCATCCAGATGCACGTCCTGTTAGAAATTTAAAAGCAAAAGGTCTACCTTATTATGGTCCTACAGAAGAATCGCGTCTTGGTATTGCAGAACATTTAGCGCAAGGTTCAGATCGTTGGTTAAATTCATATCCAGGAACCTTTATGAATTATGTAAGAGGTAAAGTAGGAAACGATTCACAAAGATTTAGAAGAATTTCTGATTTTTTTAGAGCAAATCCGGATAAAAGAAAAGTTATGGATGATTGGTATCAAGAAACTGGTGGAGAAGGATGGTGGAGCCGTAGTTTTCTTGATGATATGATCCGCGAAGCAGAAACAACACCGATGGGACTTGAAGAACTTGCAGCAGCTGAGCTCTCACGTGTAGGAAAAAGACCTTACACAACATCAGCGGTCAATAGATATTTGACCAAACAATTTGATGAATAATGATAGGAATATTAAGAGCACTAGCTAGAAAAGCATTTAAAGAAAGAGCTAGAAAAAATATAGTACAAGGAAACTATTGGGAAAGCTTAGTAGGTGATCAAAAACGTTTGCCAGAAGCCTTTGAATTTATAAGAGGGTACGCCAAGAGACAACCCATGGAAGGTTTCATGGCAAAAGCAAAGTTAACCCCAGAAGATTTAGCAAAATTACCTACACACGTTGACACGGTTCCTTTAAGAAAATCAATTAAAGAAGGAAAAGGAATAATAAATAATCTTTTTAGAGGTGAAACTTTATATCCTGATGCAAAATATATTTCTAAAACAGGTTTAGAATCTGGTGCAGGTGTAAAGCCTGGTCAATGGTGGTCAGCAGAACCTTTTGAATCTGCTAGTTATGCAATTAGACCTAGTAAGGGAATAATGGGATCAGACATTGCTAATCCTGGTGTAATTAGAAGAATGAAAATGAATAAAGATATTAGAGATATGGGATCAATGAAAAATCGTGGAACAGGCATGACTCACTTTCACCCGCCTCAAGATATGATAGATAATTCTAAAATTTCTATGTTCTATTCTGTAATTAATAGACTAAGAGAAATGGGACTAAAAGATTCACAAATATTTAATTACATAGGCCAGATAATGAAAAAGAAAAACGCAGCTGGTAAGCGTGATTGGATGTTATATAATAGTGGTGGAAAAGTATAAACTGTGCTATAATGCATTGTGCAAATAATTAAGAAATATAATTACGCAGATCTCAAACGTCAGGATGGTGATACTAGATTGTATTTAACACCTGATGGCGAGGCATTGCCCTCAGTCACTACAATCCTAGGAAAAACTAAGGATAAAACGTTTTTAAAAAAGTGGCGACAAAAAGTTGGCGAGAAAAAAGCAGAACAAATCATTCGGGATTCTGCCCAGATTGGAACCGCGCTCCACCTATATATAGAACGTTTTGTGAACGGAGATAAATACAAGGATCTTACCAAAATAGGCGTTCAAGCCGAAAAAATGGCACAAAAAATTATAGATGAATCTTTTAAAGATATAACAGAAATATGGGGATCAGAAGTACATTTGTATTATCCTGGTCGCTATGCTGGAACGACAGATATGATTGGTGTCTATAAAGGTAGACCAACTATAATTGACTTTAAACAGACTAACAGACCAAAGAAACGTGAATGGGTACAAGATTACCTAATGCAGCTTTCTGCCTACGCCGTGGCTCATAATAAGCTATTTAACACTGAAATAGACCAGGGTGTAGTCCTTATGTGTTCACGTGATTTAACATTCCAACGATTCGAGCTTTTAGGCGAAAACTTTACGCGTGCGTGTGATGCATTTATGAAAAAGCTTGATTTATACAACGAAAGTATTATATAATACATATAGGATGCCATAATGGGTCCTACAATCTTGCTTTAATAGGAGGTTTATATGAATGAATTAGAGCTAATACGTAACCATTTTCTTGGTTTTCACAATGACTTTTTTGATAGTTTCAGAAGAGTATCAACTTACCCACCATACAATATAAAAGAAAAAGATGACACAGGTGTCATTGAATTTGCTTTAGCTGGGTTCGCTGAGAAAGATTTGACAGTTGAGGTAAAAGAAAATACCCTAATAGTTCAGGGATGTAAAGAAGATCCAATCGAAGGTGATGGAAAATTTTGGCATAAAGGAATTTCTGATAGAAGTTTCACTAAAAGATTTCAATTACATAAACATATTGTAGTTGATAATGCTGAACTGAAAGATGGATTACTTAAGGTTTCTTACCACAGGGATAT